GTGCCGAGACGGTGGATGGAGAAGTGGGGGATTCCACTGGTGACGGTGGTATTCAGTGCCCCACCGGAGTTTTGATTGCAGGCCAGTTCTACGTATTCCCCAGCCGCCAGATACAACACAGCCGCTACGGTAGCCCCAACGAGGGCCACGCTATCGCTAGGCGACTCAACGAATCCGTACAGATTGGATGTGCTGCCGTTCTTGATGATGGCTACGCGCCGAACTCCGGTCGCATTGGCTGCGAACGCAACCGTTCCCGTTACCGCGTACCATCCTGAGTTGGTGATCGTGAATCTTGACGGGTTCCCGACAGCCCAATACGCCCCGTCGTCCCTGACTTCCGTGTCAAACGTCACAGCCGTCCAAGTTGAGTTAGCTATGGACTGCGCACCGGTCGAGTCGTAAACATGCGCCCCGTCATCCACCGGCTGCGAACTGCTCCCGCCGCTTCCGCCGCCGGGCATGTTTGACCCAAGCACCTTGCGGTGCGTGGCCGCCGAGGCGTCGTACATGACGAAGTAGTCGGCCGCGGAGTCTACCGTGGCCTCGGCCGTCAGGCCGTCGATGTCCAGATTGGCCACCAAAGACGGGGTGGCGTCCGTGTACACGAGATCCACGCCGACGCCGGTCGTGGCGACCATGGCCCCGACAGCATCCTGCGCGGCCTCGGTGAAGTCCGATAGGTCGGCGGAAGTCAGCGCCTCCACGTCAATCGTCAGGGAGTTGCCTGCGTCGTTGTACGTGAGGTCAATGTTATTGCCTGCTACCAGCAGGGATCCGACCCGATCATCTACGGCTTCTGAGAAGTCCGAAATGTCGGCCGACGTAAGAGCCTCGACAGCGATCGTGAACGTATTGGTCACGTCGTCGTAGGTCACGTCGATGTTGTTGCCGGCCACCATGAGGGCGGCTACGCGGTCATCGACCGCCTCGGCAAAGTCAGCGAGGGCGCTAAAGTCTACGTTAACCCAGGAAGTTCCATCGAACTCAAGCAGTTGTCCGGCGGTCGCCCCGGTGATGGTCACATCTCCGAGCGAGTCCAAGCCAGTCGTTTGCTTTAGGAGCGCGAAGCGTCTACGCTGAGCCATAATCCCTCGTACCAGAAAAAAGGGCGGCAGAGAGAGGTTAGTCCCCCTGCCGCCCCGATGTCACAGAGCGGTCAACCGATTAGGCCGACGGCACCATGATCGCCAGCGCGCCAGTCGAGCGAAGCGTCTTGACGCCGTAGAGACGGTCAGCCGTCACCAACGTGCCGAGGGCTTCCTGCTTGTACTGGGCCTGCGTACGGACGCCCATCTGCTCAGCCAGAACCACCGACTGCTTCTGGAAGAAGAGACACGCGCGGTACGGGACCGAGTTCAGCGACTCGACCGTGGCGATGTTCGTCGAAACGTACACTTCCACGCCGTAGAGGTCGCCCACGAAGCCGTTGCGAATCGCATCGCCGCTGCCCACGAACGCCTGCTCGGTGAACCGAGACACGCCCAAGAGGCGGCGCTTCTCGACCGGGGGAATGACCAGAACGCGGTCACGGCCCGGAGCGTCCGAGTCGTCAAACGTCTGGATGACCCGACGGATGCCCGCGTCCGTCAGCGCAGTACCGTTGCCGGCGCCCGTGCCGCTGAACGCGGTCGAGCCGTCGGAACCGATGACCGCACCGCTGTACGCAGTACCGGCATTCCAGGTCGCCGCGAGGTTACGCAGGTCGGTGTCGACCTGAGTGGCCAGCGCGTAGCCAGCGTCGTCCGTGTGGAAACGACGGAGGCTGGAGAGAGCCTGGACTTCCACGATGTCCTCGACAACGAACGAGTATTCGTAGTGCTTGTCGATGAGCACGTCGGTGTTGGTCGCGCTCGCCACGACCAGCGTGACGACAGCATTCGCGGCCTTAGCCGAAGCAGCGCCGCGAACCGGCGTCGGGATGTGGATGGTGTCGCCCTTCTTGCCCTTGTGGTTGATCTTCGAGACCAGACCAGCGATGACAAGGTTCTTCTTGTAAGCGGCGATAACGTCGTCAGACCAAACCTCGGGGATGAACGCAGCAGCGTCCGTCACGTCAACCGAGTTGGTGTAGGAGAGATAAGCAGCCATTGTAGCAGATTCCTGGAAAGAGAGAGTTGAGGGTTAGCGGACCCGCTTCTCACGATACGCCGTCAGAATCTCGTCTTGCCGGGCGTCGAACTCGTCGGGGCGTTTAATACGCATCTCCATGAGTTCAGTCCGGCTGAGGATCTTCTTGCCATCCCCGGAGGGGACGACACCGCTTGCCGATGAACCACCGCTCCGTGCCAACGACGCCTTCCGGGCTGCCGAGACGCCTTCGTCGGGCTGCGAAGTCGTGGTCGTTCCCTTCGTGGACTTGACATCCTCGTAGAGACCGAACAGTTCGTCCGCTGCCGTAAAGTCGCCCTGAGCCGCCTTGATGGCGAGGTTCTTACGGTACTGGCTGCCTTGCACGAAGGTCCCAAATTCCTGGGTGCCCATCGTGTCTTGGAAGCCGGGGTGCTTCTTCTCGAACTTCTCCACCATAAGCTCGCCTTCGATGCTCTGGAGTTTCTGTTCGAGAGATTCGGTGCGGGAAAGCGACTCGCGACGGACGACGCCAAGGATGGCCTCGTCGGGGTCGTTGAGCAGCATGTCCGCGGTCAAAGGTTTCGGCTTGGGAGCGGGATTTTCCTGTGCCTGACGTTCGATTGCTCGTACGCCAATTAGCTCGTCGGCCAGCTTCCGGACCAGACCGATCTCGTTGTTTTTGCGGCCCAGTTCGCTTTCAGCGTTCCGGTGCATGTCAACGATCTCGCGGAGGGACTTGCCCCGGTATTTCTCCGGAAGGTCATCCTCTCCCTGCGTCTGGGCTGAGTTGTCCCCACTCGCTTCTGCCTTATCGGCGGCTTCATGGGCGGCAGCCTCTTCGGCGGCCAACTGGTCAGGGTCCACAACAATGCTCGTAGCCAAGGTCAAGTCTCCATTCGAGGAACCCGCCCGAGATATTCGGGTTTGGGGTTGTCAAAGCGTAAGGTCGTGGAGCCTCACCGCGCGTCGCGGCGTGATTCGATTTGCTTACGCTGGCGTCTGATTCGCGCCCACTTGTCACCCATCGTCGGCCAGTTGGCTGCATCCAGCCCCAGCTTAGGGTCGATCATAGGTGCCCCGATCAGTCGCCGTGTCGGGTTGTTGCACAGAGGGCACGGAAGCTTGTCCGCGTCCTCGTATCTCACCAGTTCCTCGAACGTGTGTCCGCAGGAGTGGCTGGTACATTCAAAGTCGTACATCCGCATCATTCGTCGTCTGCCTGCGGGTTGTCGATAGAGGCCTCGACTGAGTCCATCATGGCCGGCAGAACCAGCAGACGGGAGAGGATGTCAGCAGCCCCGCGGGCGTACTGGATCTCTTCCATCGTCTTGCAGTTGTACCGAATCCTGGATTCGAGTGCCTGCTTGTCCTCTTCCCAGTCCCTCGCCAGCAGGCTCCAGCCTGTCGTGCCGAGAGTTTCCCGGATGAATCGGATCTTTTCGCGGATTTGCTGTTCGTCCATTCTCCCTCCCAGGAGTCGTTAGGTCTGGATATTCCTGGCGTCAGCCTCTAGCTTGCCGATCTGAGCCTGCGCCAACTGAGCCTTGATCGCCAGATCGAACGCCTTGAGCTTCTGCATCAGGCGGGACAGTTCGTTCTGGACCTCGAATGCCTCGACCTCACGGAGGTTGATGGCGTTCTTGACCGCTTCGTTCTGTGCCTCGTCGTCAGCGAACTCGGCCTCGACGTTCGCCTTCTTGGCCTGAGCCATAGCGCGCTGGGCCTCGGCCGATGCCTTCTGAGCCTTCGCCTCGATCTCCATGACCTGAGCCTCGGCCGTACGCATCTGCAACTCTTGCTGCTTCTTCTGCATGGCCTCCGCTTCGGGGTTAGCCGGCGGATTGATCCACTCCTCGATCGCCTTGTTCATTTCCGCCTTGGACGGGCTGGACGAGTTCTCGAAGATGGCCTTCATCATCACGAAGAAAGGCTTGGACTCCTGCGGCACCAGAGCGAGCATCTGCGTCAACTGCTGTTGCTCGAACTCGCGGGCCATGATGCCCAGCGTGCCCTTGACCCGGAACTTGAGGTCGGCCGGGAACCCCGACTTGCGATCAAACTGCGAGTACCGGCTGTAAATCTTGGACACGAGGGGCCGCATGAACGACCGCTCGATGTTCTGCATCGTGCGCCGGGACCGCTTGATGAAGCTCGAAGCGTTCAGCGCCGTGTTCGTCGCCCCGCCCTGCTGGCCCGGGTTGTAGGACGCGCCCGGGTCCATGGCACCCGTGGCCGTCTGGACCATACGCTCCATGTCCCCGGCGTTCTCGAACAGGGCAGGATTGACCTGTCCCAGCGAGAACCCAGTCAGTACGTCGCCCGGCGAGCCGGTCGTGGGCCAGAACTTACCCGGCCACACCTTGAGGTTGAACCCGCGCGGGAGACGGGTCACGTCGCCAGCGATCATCGGGTGGGCAACCAGAGACATCGAATCCAGCCGCGCGCGGACGGTCGTGTCCAGCGCCTTCTGCGGGTGGTAAGCCTTCTCGACTACGCCGCGGCCCCAAAAGTAGTTGGGGACCGTGTCGTGCTGGTACGCGACGAACGAGCGGTCCTCGTTGGTAAACGGGTTCGGCTTAGCGCCGATGATGTCTGAGTCGTTGACGTAGGTGACGATCGCCTCGATGAGTTCGTCGTCGTAGTCCTCGTCCGCCTCAAGAACCTCGTCCAGTTCCTTCTTCTCGCCCACGTAGGGCATCAGGAGCTTGGCCGGGACCAGCCCGTGCCACTCGGTAATCAGTGCCGCGTTGTCCATCGGGAGCTTGGCTTCCGAGAACTTCGATTGCATCAACTGCGAGTTGCCTTCGTAGGCTGAGAGGGTCTTTTTGAGGTAGACCCCGTCCTTCATCATCTTCTTGACGCGGTGCATAGGCATCAGCGTCTCGTGCGCGCAGCCCAGCATTTCGTCAATCTTGTCGGTCGTGGGGTCCGGGATGAACTCGTACGGCTCCAGAGCCAGGAGTTCCACACACACCACTTCCTGCTTCGTCTGGTCCGAGTACGTGACCATGCGGGTCGTCGTATTGATCTTGCCGACGCCCGTACCGAATACGGCCCCGAGCAGCACCGACTTAGCCACCGCGGTGGGCACGCCGTACTCTTCCAGCCGCTCCATGAGCAGATCCCGGGAGCGGACCATTTCCTCGGCCTGCGCCGGATCCGCGATCTCCTTCACGTCCTCGAACAGATCGAACCACTGCTCGCGCCCGAAGATCGACTCTTCGATCTCGGCCACTGTCGAGTCCACGGCTTGCATGGAGGCCGGGGTCATGATGCTGGCACGCTCGGAAGCGCGCTTCTTGTCCGCCGGATCGAAGATTCCACGCCAGATGCGATAGTACTCGTCCCACTTGTCACGGTGGTTCGAGTCGCGGAAGTCCCGCCACGGATCGACGTGCTTTTTGACCCAGCCGAGCAGCCCGTCCGCCGGGCCTGTCTCTTGCTGAGCACTTTTCTCTTCGACGATTAGACTCATGTGCTAGCTAGTACCCGGTTAGGGAGTCCATCGGGATGTACTGGTCCATGCCCTCGAACTCGCTGAAATAGACAGTCTTGGCCATCTGGTCCACGTACGCCACCGCGTCGATCAAGTCGTCGTGGGAGCGTGAATCGGGGAAATCGCACGCCTGGTCTATGAACTTGGCGTTCCAATCTCCTGGATTCAGGGAAATCCTGCCCCGCTCGGCGCGGCCTTGCAGTGCCCACTGAATCCGGTCAAACTTGCGCTGGTTGCCGTGCGTCAGTAGCGTAACGTCGAGCCAGCGGGAATACTGCCGCATCACGTCCGTCAGGTACGGCATCACTGCCTGCTGGGACATGCCCTTCTCGATCCCGACCCGGCTGGTCCCGACGGACTTGCAAGCCATGAGGATCTGGAGGGCCGTTTCGCGGACATCCCAGCGGCCGGAGCGGATCTCCTTGACCCACCAACCGTCCGGGGCCGCCTTGACGATGGCGATAGCGTGGTCGTCGCGCCGCTCGGGTTGTTTGGTGGACCTGTTGGCCGCACTGAACCCCGCGAGGTCGCAAGTCACGCACCACTCGCCGTCTTGCGGCTCACGGGCGTCAATCGGGAACATATCGGCAGAGAAAATCTTGCCGCCGGAGGACCGGAAGTTCGCCTCAATTTCCTGGGAGATCAGGTCGGTGCCCATGAAGGCCGCCATCGACTTAATCTCGTCGCTCGTGATGGCCGGGTTGGCCGCCGACGTGAACGTGAAAGCGCCCCACTCGGGGTTGTCCTGCGCCATCTGCTCTTCGGCGTGGCGGTACAGGGTGAAAAAGTGATTCTTGCCCTTCGGCGTACCGATGAACAAGGCCCGGCCACGGGCGACCGTCAGGGCCGGTCGGACGATTTCCGGGAACACGTTTTCCAGCATGTCCTTGTATTCGTCAAGGATCACGTCGGACCAAGTGAATCCGCGGAGCGAGTCCGGGTTGTCAGCGCCGAACAGGCGCAACCGGCGTCCGTTCGGGAACACGATCAGGCCGGTGTTCTCGTACACTTGGCACGAGGACTCGATCGGCGCGATGATCTTCTTCAAGCGAGGCCAGACGTTTTTCTTCGCGGCCTCGAAGGTCGGGTAGATGTACCCAGTCTCGAACGTCGTGTCCAGCGGAACCCCACCCCACGACTCGTTTGACAGAGACGCGATGGTGATGATCGTGCCGGCCAGCGTCGTCTTGCCTGACTGGCGGCCGGCGGCCACGACACGGAAGCGGGCCGGGTGGTTGAATACCTCTAGCTGCTTCTCGTGAAGCGGAAAGACTAATTCAGCCAAGCTCCCTCCAATCAGTCAACCAGTCGCCCTAGTACCACCGTGTAATCTACTGATGGGGGATCGAAGTTTCCGCCTGACATGTTGTGGACGACCAGATGTATCTCGTTGTCCCACGCATGGAAGGACTCGGTGTACTCGTGCGCGTGCGAACCAGCGTGGTCGTGCGTCCATCCGAGCACTACGTCGCGCTGAGGGTCTAGGCCCGGCACTGCGACGGCGGTGGCGTCCACTGCGTTCGACGCAAGCTGGGCCACGTCCACCGTGAAGCGTACCACCCAC